AAATAACCTCCCCGCCATCCGTAAGCACCCATCTGGTGTCGTGTTTTTCCACCACCCATGCCAAACGTGTGGTATGCCATCATGTTTTGGTAGTGATGTAAATTTGCCGCTTGCATTTAAAACCAAAGACAAAAAATGGTTAGGCACTTGGTCATGTGGAATGAGTGGTTGCAAATCTCTCCCGACAGAGAGCGACTTGTTTTAGGCAATCATCGACTGATCGAGCAAGTATATAAACTCCACTTGCTTTTTCGACTGCGCGTTGCCAGTTTTTTTGTGCTTCAGATTGTATGCCCTTGAGGGTTTTGATTTCGATCTCGTATGCGATTGAATCAAGAATACCACCAATATCCGCCATGCCAGGCAAGCCAAAGCGAACAAACCCTGATTGTGTTTCTAAAGCGCCTGTATTCCTACGGTAAAATAAGCCACACCCTGCATATTGCTTGCACAATGCCGACAAACACCCTTTAAGTATGTCAGTCTCGCTCATCGCTTAATGCCCCATTCCTTAGCTTTATAAAATGCCCAGCCCTTTCTATAATTACGGGCTTCAGCTATTTTAATAAGGTCAGCGTGCGTTTTAACATGCGGCTTAATTACACTTAGAGATTTATTTTTAGACCATGCCCAAGGATTTTTTGTTTCGATAACCTCTTCTAGTTCCCCTGCAATTGCCGTTGTTTCCTTTTTCTCTTTTGGTTCTGGTTTCCAACCGCAAATAGGGCATTCAATTGGTTCGTTTGGTTTACGCTCCCAAACATGGAAACATTCTTCGCATGTAGAGTTAATTATCTTTGATTTGGGACGACCTTTTTTGCCTTCTAATGACCAGTGACGCTCAGTTGCAGGAAGGCCAAATCGTTTTGTATTTCCTGCATGGTCAAGCAATATAGCGTATTTCTTAGGCCCATTTTGAATAGCGTTTAATCTGCCTTCTACCGTTTCCAAATCATATCCTTCTGCATAAACAGGGCGCAAAGCACGTCCAACGCTTTGAAGAAACACAATCAATGATTTTGTCGGTCTTAACATAATACATGCTTGAATATTCGGAACGTCTAACCCTTCAATCAAAATATTTACTGAACTTAATACTCTTGTTTCACCGTATTTAAAACGCTCCACAATATCTTCACGTTCAATTTTCCCCAATTTTCCGTCAAGATGGGCAGAAGGTATTCCGGCTTCATTAAATTGAGCTACAATAGCTTTCGAATGTTCAATATTTACGGCAAACACAACTGCCTGCATGTTTTCACAATGTTTTTTATAATGTTCTAAAGCATTTCCAGTAATTGCTGATGTGTTCATTGCTGCGGCAAGCTGATCTACTTGGTAATCACCGGCTGTTGTTTTTATGCCGCTTAGGTCAGGATCACTGGGAGCAAAAACTCGATAAGGCGACAAAAATCCTTCATCAATAAGCCATTGAGGTGATTTTCCAACGACAAGCTTTTGAGCAATATGTTTTAATCCCCTGCCATCGGTTCTTTCTGGTGTCGCAGTTATTATAAGTTTTTTTGCGCTCGGCCAATAATCAACGACTTTCTTGTAAGAATCGGCCATATATCTATGACCTTCGTCGCATATCAATAAATCAGGTGGCACAGTTTCATCTAAACGTCGGCGCAACGTATCAATTCCAGCTATGTGAACAAATTTCTCTGCATCGTAATCTTTATCAGATGTAATAAATCCATGTTCAATTCCCATTTTATCAAACGCTGCGCTTGTCTGAGTGACAAGCTCCTGCCTATGAACGCAAAAAATACAACGCTTTTTTCTTTCTAAAACTGATTTAACAATCCATGCAGTTGTTAAAGTTTTTCCCGATCCTGTTGGGCTTTGCATCACCACGCTATTGCTATCTTTAAGAGCAAGTCTAGTTTTAATAATTAATTCATTTTGATAATCCCTAATTCTAATAGTCATTCTTGCACCATGCTTCTTTCTCTCGGAACCAGCAATAACCTAACGCCCTTGGCTCCCTTTTTGTTTCTATCTCCGTTGTGCTGACGTATAGATTTTGCAATTTTATTTAAATCACTTTGTTTGGGGTTTAAAATGCCGACCATATGGCATATTTCTGTCGCTGTTTTCCATGATCCTTCATTGGATTCCAAATCTTCCCAATCAAACTTTCGGGCAGCTAATTCATTATGATAATCTGGCCCCATGAATGCTTCATTATTGGTATTAATGCGTTTCATTTCTTCGGGACTCATAATGTAACTTTCGCCGTTCTGGTATAAAATGTAAAATTCTGCCCAAACTTGCTGCATATCTATATTGTGGTTGTAATTTATAAAAGTTGTTTCAATTGACCAAAAACGAGTATTTCCTGTCTCGTCAAATAAAAATTCTTTTTGATTGACCGATGCAAAAAACACGGTTCTGCGCCCATACTGGCTATCTTTCCGCGCATATGGACGGCGCATTATATCCTTGTCCATAGGAATAAATGCCTTTAGCTGAGCTATATCCGACTTTTTAAAGGTAGCCTCAAGTTCTCCTAATTCAATGAGCCAATGCGATAAGCATTGAAAGATATTATCTTTATCATCAAGCCTCAAAATATAACCGTCTTTCCGAACATCCAAATGATGCGGGGCAAGTTTCTTAAACCATGACGTTTTACCTAAATACTGTTCGCCCTGAAACACAAGTACGCCGCGCGTAGCAAGGCCATCGGGTGAAAACGCCGATGCAACCGCAGATGTCATCCAGCGTTTTAAAATTAGTTCTTTAACCGCTCTATCTGGCGACTCTATCGTATCGTAAAATTCCTGTAATCTGCTGTGTCCATCCCAAGGCTTTGATTTTATCCATGTTGTAACGGGGTTGTATTGCGTCTGATCGCAAAGGTAAGTCAGATAATCGCCAATCTGTGATGTTGGCATATCCTCTTGCTTGCAGAAAGAAACTATGCGTGCGTAGGCAGCATTTAGGCCGTTATCAAGGCTATAACTTTCATTGGGTATAAGTATTTCTTCCTGTTTCTTAATAACGTTGTAGCGTAGAATGATTCCTCTCTGATCGGCAACCTTTCTCAAATTTTCAATAGTGCATTTTGGCCGGCCATTATCATCAAGATCATAATCGGGTTTCGCATATGGCGCGACATCCGTAGAAACTTCAGGCTCTAATATCTCAATTTCCTTGTGTGGCAATAATTCGTCGCGCACTGCTTCAAGGCCGAACTCACAAGCCCAGTCATTCCAATCGGTAAATTTTTCACCGTCACTCGGAAAATGGGGATACTTTAACTCAGCGTATATCTCATTTGCGGAGCGCTCACCTTCAATTAACCCCGTGTTGTGTTTTTCTCCCTTAACTTCCGTCCATTGATCGTTATCACCAGCAATAACAATTCTTTGAGATACGCCAAACTTTTCACGAACAAACTTGGCAACTGGTAATAGGTTTCCCGCATCAAGCGCAATCACGCAAAATTTGCCCGTTGCTTCGTTTATGCTTGCTGCTGTAGCAAAACCTTCAGCAATAAAAATAACATCACGCTGTCCGTCTATTTTGCCATAGCAACCTTTCTTTTTCGCATCAGGTAAAAACCTTTTACCGTCTTTTAATATGCGCTGAAGATTGACAATTTTTTGATTGCTATAAATGGGCACCAATAAATTGTTAGAAACGTCTATTCTTGCTTCATGTGCTTTGATTTGTTTTTTTACTAAATACCAATGATCTGCGGGCGCTTCTCTTGCTTCATTCCATATTTTATTCGCTTCAATAGCTGCGCGTGATTCGGCATTTTCTTTTTCGGCTTTTTTCTTTTTCAATTCAGCTTTGTATTTTGCAGCAGATTCCTGTCGTTCTTGCTCGGTCATCTGTTCAGATTTACCAGCGCGAAACTTGTATTGGTCGCCAGTTTTCCAATTACCAAAAACGCCAAATCCGTTCGCATCTAATGCGTAGTATCCATCACGATCAGATTTCTTGATTGGAAAACGGTGGTATTCACCATCAGCAATTATTTGACCGGGCTGGAACCCGTGGCTAAGCATTAGTTCAAGAAATTGCTGCTCAATCATTTTTTCACCATCATTATGGCGAATGCTGAGAACAAGCCTCTCTCAAACTTTGTCAAATCCTTGTTCGCTGTATTTATAATAGCCAGCCACGCAGATTTATCTTGCGATTCGTATGCTTTTACGAGCGCATGTGAAACTTTTTGTATGGCTTCAATATGATGTGGGGGAAAGCGCGTGAAAACGCCAAATTCAACAGGTAACTGACATTTCTTTGATGCCATTGGGGAATCCTCAAGAAATTCCCCAAGAATTGGATGCTGTCACGCTTGAGGACGTGTCAATCGGCTGAACCGACATTTAGACAGCGCCATCATTATACACATTTTTTATATTTTGGGAAGATGGTTCGAATTGAAAATTTATGTTACGCTTGCGGAACAGATTTTTCCAACTGCTCCAAAATCATCACCGTTTGTATTGACGGTTTGATCTTATCGGATTCATGGCGATAGATGGTGATATGGCAGTTCTTGCCGGGGAAGCCTAGCAGATGCCCGAATTTACGCGCTGAGAGGTTCAGTCGTTTGCGAAGGGAACGAATGCGTTGCCCGTTCCAATCATTATCAACATTCGTTAATTTATTAACTTCGCGCCATTCAGGTTTATTTCCTGTTTCAATAATTTGAATATCGCGGGGCGTTTCTAGTATTGGCAATGTTGGCGCATACTCATACGGCGTCACACGCAATTCATTATGACGCGCGTAATCGTAATCCTTGCGTTGTAAGATGGTGCCTTTAACTTTGCGGCGGTCGATCATTTAAAAATATCCAATACCTTAGAGCCAATCCCAATTCCCAATCCAAACATAAATCCTTCGCATAGGGTGACAAGATGTTTGCGGAACCATGAGATCATTTCACAACCTTATCCATGAAATCGGCAATCGTTTCCATCAATAACGAAATATAACCATCCATCACTTCACCAAGCATAATGTTGATAAAGAACAACCCTATCGGATCAAAGCGTTCAAATACTTTATCCATATTCAAACCTCATCCATAAGCTGATTAAACTTATCCCTCACCGCCAAAGCCTCGTCCTTGGTTTCATAAACCAAAATTGTGATTGGGTCTTCGTTACACGAATAAGGATGAACCAATACAGCCTATTCGCCGTCATCTTTAGCTACGAAAAACCGCTTCATGTCTTATCCCTTGACAATGTTGTCGTGAATTTCATCAAGCATCTTTCCGGCCTCTTTGCATAACTGCTTGGTGCGGCCATGCGAGAAGCTAACAATGTTTCCGTTGGCGTCTATGGATATGCAAAGCAAAATTGAAGCGTCAATTTCTTTGCACCACTTCTCGCCAGTTTTCATAGGATCAAAAGTCACGGTTTTACCTCGCATCGTCAATTACAAGTTGGACATTTTCAAGCAGCGTTTCGAGCCGCTCAAGATAAACATCTGCCAAGTCAAAAAGCCTATGCTTTGCAAGATCATCAAAAATTTGCTCTGTGCTGGTGATTGCTTCAAAGAAACAATCCTCAACAAGCTCCTCGTTTAATGGTTCTGGAGTTCTTTTGTCGCGTGACTCTTGCTTACTGCAAGCCTGTGCTGCATGTTTTTCCTCAATACTGATAGGCATGATTATTTCCTTTGATGATTATAATTGCATTTTCTTTATTTCAGACCGTAGCCACTCAATACGATCATTAAGGCGACTAGCTTCGGCGTTTGACGTGGTTGTTCTTGCGCGAGTCGCTGAGCGATCATCGTAACGCTTCATTTGTTTAGCTCGGATTGCATCACGCTTTGCGAGAAGTTGCTCCAGTTCTTTTCTTTCATACTCAACCGCCTCTTTATAGTTTTGGTCGGCAACATCATTTAAATCTGCGTTTCTCATGCCCCCACCCCAAACTGCCCATTATCCATTTCTTCCTGCTCCTGCGCCAATCCTATGCACTCGTCGCAATAAGGGTAGTCACGATTAACCGATGTTGCGTGAGCTAGTTCATGATCGAGCCATATGCCGCATTCCTTGCATGTAAGCATGGTCATGCCATTAACTCCTTTAACAGTTCATCATCGTTAACCTGAGCCGGTCTAGCCTTTCCTACGCTCAAACCAGCCTTACGAAGCTGACGCAGCACGTTGTCGAGGTGAATAGACAGCACGCAACCATCCATAACCCGCCATGCATCCTCACCGGCTGGCGTATTCGGCACAAAGCGGGTGAACATGCCCGTATTGATGTATTCGAGGTCGTGGGTCATGATTTCACCGCCTTTGCATAAGCCGCCACGCGCTTAACCTTAGCCTCACGCAAAGCGACAATCTTATCAGCCAAGCCAAGAGATTTTGCGGCCTCGCGTGCTTTATTGTAGGCGCGGTCAGCGGCGTTTAGTTTTGAGGCGGCTTCGGGGTTGTTTGTGAGCCAGGTCATGATCTTGCCTTCTTTTTTGGTGTCGGAACAATCTCAAAGTCTGTTCCTTCAACTGCAATATTCGTTCCCATGTTAGGCATGATGCAACCGGCGAATACAGTCCGCTTGCCCTCATGCGTTCCTTTATAGTCTGGTGATATTTTGTTGAAGTCGGTTTCTTTGATTTTAATCATGATTAAACCTCCTGAAAAACCGTTACGACTCGCCATTCTGGATAAGCGTTTAGGGCTTGCTCCTCGGCGTGGTCGGCGTCATCGGCATCACAAGGGAAAAATAGCGGCGTGTCATCTTCCCAGCCTTGGCGCATTTCGATTATAAAGCGTTTCATGATTATACCCCCTTCTGGTCGTGAGTGATGAAAACAGCGGTTGCTTCATGGCCGTTGTTTTTTATAGCCTCTACAATCCCCCATACAACGCCACGGGCGAATTTAACTGCCCCTTCGGGCGTTTTGTAATGTGAAGGGCTGGAAGGCATACGCCCGTCAATCATTGGCACATAGCATTTTTTGCCCTTGTAGAATGAGGAAGCATAACCGAAGGTGTGTTGCGTGTTCATGATTAAGCCGCCTTTCCAGCAACGCTAACCCGCGCTGCATCAATAATTGCACATTCTGCCAAGTTCAAAGCCAGCACAAACGAGCCGCAGCAGTTATAAACTTCATAGCCGAACATGCCGTCTTTGCTGTATTCTTTGATATAGTCGCGGCTTGATCCAACCAGCCAGACGCCAGCTATGCCGAGTGTGTTCTTATTGGCATCCATGAGCGTTTCGAACGTCATGTATGAACCTGGTTCAGCATCTACTTTTATTGGGCGGAATTTTGGATTTTCGCTGTACCGCGTTCCATCAATCATGCCGTCAAACGATGACTTGCACATGATTTGAAGATTAGAACGGTTTTTGCGAATGAACGCTTTAAGCGTTGCGAGGGTGGTTTTCTTAGACATGTTATCCTCCAGTTGTTGGCTAGCTTCATCAAGCTATTTGATATTCAGACCTTACCAAAGAATATAGGGCAAGTCTATAAAATAATGTCATTACACGCGAAATATTATTGCTATTTTTAGTTTGGTGGCAGTCTATGAAAACGACTGCCTCAGCTATTTAGTTCAATGATACCAGTGTTTAAGTGTCATTTGGGTGGCCGTTAACACTTTTTCCTAACCCCGTCCTGTAAACGAGCCTATTCCCTCCTCTTATATATACTGCTCTGTACGTTTTCTATTATATATATAAATAACTGTCTTATACTGTCTTAAGTACCAATAAATACTGGGGTTGCCGTGTAGGTGGCAGTGTAGTGGCAGTCTCAGACGGTCTTATTTACCTAAAATATAGGCAGTTTTATTTGTGGTTGACTTTTGATTAGAAAATAGGCAATTATTAATAAGTTCAAAATGTTAAGGATTGATAACAATGGTTTTTTTGCCAGGTCAATCTGGAAATCCTTCTGGAAGGCCATCAGGAAAGCCAATAACACAGGCTCTAGTCGCTTGTTTGAATTTACCTAGTGGGAGTAGCGACAATATTTTACTGCCCTCAGACGCCAAAATTTCGCATGAAATAGCGGCCAAGCTTATTGACCAAGCAAGGCAAGGCAACTCCGCCGCCATTCAGGAAATCATTAACCGCGTTGAAGGCAAACCGATCCAACAACTCGATATTAAGAAACTTGATCCATTTGAGGAGTTAACGCTTGATGACATTCTCCGACTCAGGGACGTTCTCTCAATCCGAATTGCTGATGTTTCAGGCCAAGATAGAGGAACAGTTATTGAGGCGGAAGCTCGAGTTATATCAACCGTACCCGAAACAGAAACAATTCCACAGCCTGGGCAAGACGAAACGTGAAAGATTGTTTCGGGCAGGCAACCAATTAGGCAAGTCGTTGGCTGGCGGTGCTGAAGCTGCTATGCACGCAACGGGGCGTTATCCTGACTGGTGGGATGGCAAACGCTTTGACAAAGCCAATGATGGTTGGGCAAGCGGTGTTACGGGCGAGGTGACACGCGATACCATCCAAAGATTATTGATTGGCGCCGTGGGTAAAGAGGGAACGGGGTTCATTCCGCATAAGGATATTAAAGAAGTCATTAACGCGCGTGGGGTGGCAGGGCTTGCGGATACGATACTTGTTCAGCATGTCAGAGGTGGCGTGTCGCGCATTAAGCTAAAATACTATGAACAGGGGCGCGAGAAGTTCCAGGCCGACACGTTGCAATGGGCTTGGAATGACGAAGAACCGCCAGATGATATTTATATGGAAATCCTCACACGTACCAATGCAACCGGCGGTATTTTGTGGACGACATTTACACCTTTGCTTGGCATGTCAACCGTTGTCCGTAGATTCTTGAATGAACCTTCGCCGGATCGCGTTGATATCAATATGACGATATCCGATGTGACACATATTTCAGAAGATGAAAAACTGCGCATTATTGCCAGCTATCCCGCGCATGAACGCGAGGCACGCATTAACGGCAAGCCGATGCTTGGCAGTGGCCGCATATTTCCTATTTCCGAAGAAGCGATTAAAATACCGCGTTTCGAGGTTCCGCAATGGTATCGCAAGATCGGCGGGATTGACTTTGGTTGGGATCATCCGACAGCGGCGGCCAAACTGGCTTACAATCCTGATTCGGATATTATTTATCTCATCAATGTTTATAAACGCTCTGAGGCTATTCCTGCCATTCATGCCAGCGCGTTAAAATCATGGGGCAAAGATTTGCCGTGGTCGTGGCCGCATGACGGATTGCAGCATGATAAAGGATCAGGTGAAAACCTAGCCGATCAATACCGGCGTGAAGGTCTGAATATGTTGCCAGAACGCGCAACTTTCGATGATGGATCAAACGGCGTCGAAGCTGGCATTATGGAAATGCTTACACGAATGGAGAATGGCACATTCAAAGTTTTTGATAGCTGCCAATTGTTCTTTGATGAAATGCTTATGTATCATCGCAAGGATGGCAAGGTGGTCAAAGAGTTCGATGACGTAATATCCGCTTGTCGCTATGCCATGATGATGCTGCGTTATTCACGACCCGACACAAAGAAGGCTGATGGCGGCATGAAGCATGATGAAGGCAATCATCAATATAACTACAATCCATTGACGACAGATGCAGCGAGAGGGTTATAATTACATAGACCGATGCGCGAAGCGCATTCCTTATACCTTGACGGCCTATAAGTCGAAACCCCCCAATCCGGTCTGGGGGATACAATATACCCCCACCTATATCGCACCGAAAAAACAACTTTCACACTTTTATGCTTGCTATTTTTTACGGGAGGTGTAAATTGAGATTATGAAAGTTCACACTAAGGAGTTCATCTATGAAATACCTACTATTGTTTATGGTTATTTCGACACCTGCATTTGCTCAATACGACAGTTACGATTCGTATTCGTCGCATAATTCGTATAACGACAATTCGTATGATGAGGGTGCGGCGCGTAATCAGCAAATGCAGGAAGATGTGCGAGAGCAGCAGTATCAGCAGCAAATTCAAGATCAGCAACGTGAGCTGCAACAGTATAACGCGCAAACTCCGGCTGAACGATTTACGAACACGTTTGGGGATTGTTATACATGTCGGTAGATAATGGAAATACAGTAAGACGAACGATTAGTTTGTCGCGCATGGCTGACAAAATATTATTGGATCGTGTCAAAAAAACGGGATTAAAGATCAGCACGATTATTGAACAGTTGTTGGTGAAAATGGGTGGTGAGAAATGATTGATAAAGAAAATAGTGACAAAACGCGTCTAAAAAAGAAGATTAAGCGTCCGCGTGATAATGGCGGAGTTGCGAACTTTTGGAAAAAACCTTTCGGGAAATGCAATCCCAAAAAAGCTTTGCCCCAAGATTGTTTTGATGTTGAAGGTATAGATTCCGCTTTGGAGGAAATACATGACTGATCCTCAAGCCCCACTGCAAGACCCAATTGAGCTGGCTCCTCGCACTCGCAACGCTGGTTATCTGCAATGTTATTGAGAGGCGGAAATGAGTAAACCTACGCCATCGCCCACAATAAACATGGCTTCGGCGCACGCCAGATATTTCGATAGTATGGCCGCGCTAATGGGCGGTCATTTTCCAAAAGTTCATTATTTGGGTTCACGCGCATTCGACCAGTTTCTTTGGGAAGTCAGGCAATACGTCACAGATAGTGGCCAAGAATGGAAGGGTGCTTACGATACTTTTCATTTCCGTGGAGTACGTATTATTCGCACAGGTGAGCCATGAAACTTCTTTTTATTGATCTTTCCCCACGCGCTTATGATTGTTTAACGGGTTTAAGCGAACCCCTTGGAGGCACGCAATCGGCTGTGGCCGGATTGTCGGAAGCTTTGGCGTTGCGTGGGCATGACATTACGGTTGTAAACGGTGTTACGGAACCACGCGAAATTAAAAATGTTAAATTCATTTCGCAAAGTGAAAAAGTTCAACCCAATGATTATGATGTTTTGATTCCCGTTTCTGTGCCATTGGGTCGCAAATTGAAATCTGTTGGTTGCAAGAAGCCGATTGTTTTGTGGGCGCATCATGATAGCAATCAACCGGCGTGTTTTAATTTGGCGACGCCGGAAGAAAAATCCATTTATTCCGGGTTTGTATTTGTAAGCGAATGGCAAAAGTCGCGTTACGAATTGTCGTTTCGCATATTTGATAAAACCAGAATTATCAAAAATGCGATAAGCGAACCGTTCTTACATGTTGAGCGTTGTTTGCATGATAACATTACGCTTGCTTATACATCGACGCCTTATCGCGGGTTGGATGTTTTGTTGTTGGCGTTTTCGACGATACGAAAGCATATACCTGAATGTCAATTAAAGATATTTTCGAGCATGGCGATTTATGGAGAAACTGACCCTTATGAAGGATTGTATGAAACGGCCAAGAATATACGAGGCGTTGAGTATGTCGGCGCATTATCGCAAGTTCGGTTGGCTGATGAATTGGCTGGCATAGATTACTGGACATATCCTTCTACGTTTCCCGAAACCTCTTGCATCAGCGCAATGGAAGCTATGGCGGCAGGTTGTGGGATTATATCAACCGAGCTGGGCGCGTTGCCTGAAACCTGCGCTGGGTTTGGGGCGTTGATGGATTTACAACCTGATATTACCCCTATCGTGGCGGGTAGGTTTGCTGCGCATGTTGTTAATTCAATAAGTAATCTTTCGTGGTTTGACAGGGAAGGTCAAGTTGCCTACGCGCGTGCGTGTAATTGGGATGCTCGTGCAAAAGAATGGGAAGACTATTTGGGAACCTTGACATGAGCTATACTGAAATCATTGACACCAATTACGGCAAAATGCTTGTCAATAAAAACGACATTAATCAAAGAAACGCTCTGGTTGAAACGGGCAAATCCATAGATCATGCAGAAATTGAATTATTGGAAAAATTAATTGGTTCTGATGATGTTTTTTTAGATGTTGGGGCTAACTTTGGTTGTTTCTCGTTGGCTTTGGCTTCGAGGGCAAAAACTGTTTTTGCATTTGAGCCGCAACGTATAATTTATAACATGCTTTGTGGAAGCATTGCTTTGAATGCTTTTGAGAATGTTTATGCTTATAACTTGGCCGTAGGAAAACAGCATGGATATATTAACGTTCCAAAATTTGATTATTCAAAAGAATTAAATTTCGGCAGCATTGAATTTGGCGATAGACAAACTGAACAATTGACTCAGCCTAGGCAAAATTCAACCGAACATGCCGGTATAACAATGATTGATGCGTTTGGGCTGTTACCCAAGTTGATCAAGATAGATGTTGAAGGCATGGAGTTTGATGTATTAGAAGGCGCAAGAGAAACAATTAAAAGATGTAAGCCCATTTGTTTTGTTGAAATTATAAAATCGAATATGGGGGCAATTCGTAGGTTTTTTGAGGCTTACGATTATGATTGCGAAATTGTGGGTGGAAATTATTTGTGTAAACCGAGGCAAGCATGAAAATCATGATTGACCAACCGCATGGGATTGGCGATGTCATGTTTATCCAAAAGATTGTTAAGCGATATGCTGACATGGGGTTTAAAGTTGTTTTCCCATTACTTGATCGCCATTATTGGATTGCTTCTTATTTTGAATCCCATCCTAATGTCGAGTATCAAATTTTAGGAACTGACTTTGAATATTCTAACGAGTTTACCAAATTGCATAATGAGACGGCCAATAAACCGTTTACATCCCCTGTCCGTCATTCGGATAAGTTCGTGTTTTTACCCATAGGGTCTGCCTATCAGGCGATGAACGGCAGTATGATGACATCCAAATATTCGTTTTTGAAAATGGATTGGTCGGATTGGGCAAATTATGTCAAAATTAAACGTTTGCCTAAAAAAGAGGCAGAATTGGAAAAAAAACTAAAAATTGAAAACTCTTACACATTGGTTAATGGTCATTGCAGCACGGGCGAAATGCAAATTAATACGCAATTAAATGCGGTGTATTTGCGTGAAATTTCTGGTTTTACTTTGTTTGATTGGATTGGAGTTATTGAAAAAGCAGAACGGGTAATTACAATAGATACATCACTGGTGTTGCTGTGCGAGGTTTTGAAACTACAAAAACCTTTGTATGTTATATCTCGTTACAAACCAGTTAGCTTTGAGCCGCTTGTAAATATTTTAAAACTGCCGTGGCATTTTGTGCCTGATGCTGAACATTTGGAAATAACGGAGTAAACATGACCGACAATTTTGAAAAGATTCGTAGCGCAATGGGATTGCCAAATAATCTTGATGGCAATGGAACTGGGTTTGCAGCAAAACCAGCAGCGCCGGATCAGGGCGTTGTTTTTAAGCCAAAGCCCGATGGTACAATTGTTAAGCCAACGGAGATGCCTTCTCAAATGGCAATGAAAATTGGCGTATCCGATAATAAGCTAACGCTTGAATTTGAAAAGGAATGCGCTTGGATGCAGTTCGATAAAGAATCTGCGTGGAAATTCATTCAAGCTTTAACGGGTTATGCAAGAACGATAATCTAGACTTAACATAAATTTAGTGTTAAGATAACACCCAAATTACCGTTTTTTGGGTTCAAAAGGCGTGCCAAGTCAGTCAAAAGCACAACATAAGATAATGCAAATCGCCGCCCATACAAAAGGTGGATACGCCGGTATTCCGCAGTCTGTTGGTAGAGATTTTACTGATGCAGACAAAAAGCAGTCCAAATTCCAATCCCGTAAATCAAAATTTTATAAGAAGGAGAAATGAACCGGCTTGTGCCAACGCTGTATGAGGATTTGCATGATGTCTTAAACGACATAATGCCAAAACTAGAAATTGCATGTAATTATAGCTTGGGACGATATAAACCTGAAGATCTAATAAACGAGATTAAAGCCAACACGATGCAAATATGGTTAGCTTTTAATGATAACACGTTAGATGGGTTTGTATTAACACAAGTACTTGATTATCCACAGACAAAGACTTTAAGAATTATGTGTTTGATGGGGGTTGGTGTTGAAGGTTGGCAGGCTTTCATGGAAAAAATTAAGGATTGGGTGGGGTTTGTTCGACAAATTGAAGATTGGGGAAAGAGTATTGGTTGCTCTTTGTCTCAAATTGAATGCCCGCCTACATGGGAAGTTTATATGAATAACTACGGGTATCGCCGAGGTCACGTTTTGTTAAACAAGGAGTTAAAATGAAGTTATTTTCTAAATATGCGCGATTCCGCGCAAAATCTAATCGTGATGGTTTCGGCGGAGGCGCTCCGTCTGCTCCAGCGGCTGCTGCTATTCCTGTGCCGCCTCCGGCTGCTTCCCCTCCTATTGCAGCTCAAACAATTAATCAATCATCCGAGGCTACCGCAACGGCTCGCAGTCGGTCGGCTGCTTCGGCGGGTGGGGCGGCTGCTGCCAGTGGAACAGCAGGGCCTCTGGGGGAACAGGGACTTACGGTTCCACAAAGCACGGCTCAGACAAATCTTTTGGGACAATAATGAATTATAATTACGAAGGATCTCGACAATATGCCGAAAGCCTGGGGGTCACATTTAAAGAACAATGGTTTGAAAATTTTGACCAACAGGCAAAGGCCATGGGATTTAGCCAGGCCCAAGTCTCAGTTTCCATCCAGAACCACCTTTGGGTTGTCAGAAAAAAGTTACTCAATCCTAAAGAATATGTTTTTAAAGACAAAGTTAAAATGGCCATAAGACTTTTATTTGGAGCAAAAAATGACGACAGCTTATCGTGACAATCGTAGTCAGAATATATTTACGGGTGGGCTGGAAACATTAATGCTTGACGCCCTTGCTGAATGCGTATCCATAGAATTTGATGACAATGGCAGTTATTTAAAATTTGACCGAGATCGTGCTAAAGACATTATTGATGAATATCTTAATCAACGTGTTGTAGGAAGGGGCGGCTAATGGTTGATCCCACCCCTGTGTCTCGACCTTCTATTAAAGCCGATGGAACAACGGTACGGGCCAATCGTAAACACATTGTTAAACTTAATACCAATAAAGATCAAAAGATTGCGGGTAAACTAAATTTAGCAAAACATAACCTTATTCATACCACAAGCGGTTCAATTAATAGAGGCGATCATCGTGGGTAAGGCATTATTAAATAAAATAACCAAACAAAACCCTGTGGCAATGCCGAAAAATTCTGTGGGTGCTTTTTACGATCAAGAAAGCCCAACTGTATTAAGTTTGCAGCCAAACGATCCGCCTATGAACAAAAAACCGGTAGGTAAAGATTGGCAAGAACTTGAAAAGCATTTAACAGAACGATTAAACGGATTACGCGCATGGCGTTATTCATGGTGGATGCAAAACTGGTCTGATTTAGCTGAGTTTGAACTGCCTCGTCGTTCTATTTGGCTCACTCAATCTTCTGGTGGTATGCCAACCCCCAATAATATGCTTCGTGGCCGTGAAATCAATAAATCAATTGTTGATCCTACAGCTACTTATGCCGCGCGTATTTGTTCGGGCGGCCTTGTATCTGGCTTGGTGTCTCCATCGCGGCCATGGTTTAAAATGGTTTCGGCGATTGCCCATAAAGATCTTGATACCGCTGGCCGCCAATGGATGGATGAAACTGAAGATCGTTTTTATAAAATATTGGCTGCTTCTAATTTTTATGAATCTGAAGCCCAAGAAAAAGAAGATGTGGTTGTTTTTGGGACAGCTCCATGTCTCATTTATGAAGATCAAAGAGACATTATTCGTTGTTATAATCCTTGTATTGGCGAATATTATTTAGGGAATGATGGCTCAAATAGAGTGGATACGTTTAATCGTCAATTCTTACAAACCATTCTGCAAACTATAGACTTTTTTGGCTCACAAACACCACCTGATGATATTAAAGCTATGTGGTCACAAAAGGGTTCCGCGTTAGATCAAGAACGCATTATATCACATTCTATTGAACCAAATTTTGCTGTTGGAAAAGGAAAAATTGGTAAAGTGCCTGGCGATTTTGCGTGGAGAGAAGTTTACTGGGTGTGGGCTTCTGGCAGCAAAGAGCCTTTATCAATTCGTGGGTTTCATGACCAGCCGTTTACGGTTGCTCGTTGGTCAACACAATCGAACGACGCCTATGGCCGTAGTCCTGGAATGGACGCCCTTCCTGATGTTATTCAGCTTCAAGTTATGACACGCAGATTAGCGGAAGCCATTGAAAAGCAGGTTCGTCCACCTTTGTTGGCCGATATGTCAATGAAGAACCAACCATCGTCGGCATTGCCCGGCCATGTTACATACGTGCCTAAACTTGATGCTGGAACGGGTATGCGTTCCATATATCAAGTTAATCCTGATGTGGCGGCAATGTCGGCGAACATTGCTGCAATTGAGCAGCGCATCAAGGTAGCTTTTTTTAATGATTTGTTTTTGATGTTGGAGCAAGGCGCTGGTTCTGATCGTATGACGGCATACGAAGTGGCGCAAAAAGTTCAGGAAAAATTAACTGTACTTGGTCCTGTTATTGAAAATATGCTTGGAGTTTTAAAGTTAAAACTAAAACGTATTTACGGAATTTTGCAACGCAAAGGTTTTATAGATCCACCGCCCCCTTCGTTAAGGGGCGTGCCTCTGGGCGTTAATTTTGTTTCTATGTTGGCGTTGTCTCAAAAAGCTGCTGCTACAGGCGGATTGGAACGTTTGGCTGCTTTAATTGGTAATATGGCTCCTATATATCCTGAAATCAAAAACATTCTTGATGCTGAACAATATGTTCGTGTCATGAACGATTTGCTTGGCAACCAGCAGCGCATCATTCGTTCGCCAGATCAATATAAACAGATTAACGATATGCAAGCTAAGGCTGCTCAGGCAACGGCTAAAATGCAAGCGATGCAGCATGTTGCGCAAACAGCAAATATAGCCGCACAAGCTGGGCAAACTCTTGCATCAACTCAGATAGGCGGCGGTCAAACCGCTCTTAATCAAATTTTGGGCACGGGCGGAGGTGGCCAATGACCGAAGAAAAACAAACTGAAATTCTAAAACGTTTTATTGACGGATTGACAAAATCTAGTGGTGCTGCGGCGCAAATGGTTCATTCGCATCAAGATCCACGATTTTTGCCAATTAAAGAAAAGCTTATAGCGGTTCGAGATAAAGCAATTAATATGGCCATTAAAGGAAGCGGCATAAAGGTGGAAAATGTCAATAGGCATTAATGCAACAGATGCAAAAGATAAATCTCTTACACCCATTACTGAAAGAGAAACATTTGAGTTTTTTGTTGAAGGTTTAAGGCAAGCATCATCTGCGGCTATGCAAATGTCTCGTTTGCAAAATCACCCAATTTGGGCCGATGTTAGTGAACTTTTGGACGAAATCCATAATCATGGTGTTAGTTTATGGAAATCAAAACCAATGTCTCGTTTTGATGTTTTGCAAATGATAGATGGCAAACAAAAGAAATCCGTTGCTGCTCTTGATGAAAGCCGTCCGCAAAAGCTTATTATCAACTAATGCCCAAAGAACGCAAATCAGCTGAAATTATTGCGTTAACGGAATCACATTTACCCACAGGTGATACGCCTACCTCCATTATTTGTTTATTGGAGGACCTTAATCAAAAAGCAGAGCGTGGTGAATTAACCGGAATGTGCGTGGCTTATATTGAGAGCAACGGGCATGTGTTTACTCAAATATGCCATGGGTCTTCTACGTGGTCACAAATTGTATCGGCTGTGACCGCATTATTTCATGACATCAATGTTAGATGGGCAAAATTATAATGATTGAAGAAGAAGATCAGTATAATGCTGACGACAAAGAACAAGTTAATAAAGCACGCAAAAAGGCCGCTCGCGCAAAAATACAGCGCGACGAAGTTATACGTGGGATTATGTCCGTTAAAGAAGGACGCGCATGGATATACCATATACTTGAAGCCAGCTTTATGTTTGGAAATCCTATTGTCCGTGGGGATTCTCACGAAACTTATTGCAATATCGGAATGGCTAACCTTGGTAAAATGATTTGGATGGAAATTGAAGAAGCTGCCCCTGAACTTTGTATAAAAATGCGTAAAGAAGCAGGAAAAAATGAAGAAACTGAGTCCTAGAGAACAGCAAGTTATGATGCTTTTGGCAAATGGATTAACATGCCAAGAAGCTGCACAAAATCTTAAATTGGAAATAACAACAATAAAGACTCACGTTCTGTCTGTAAGGAATAAAATTGAAGCTCATAATATTCCGCACGCTGTTGCAATTTTAGTTTCCAATGGCTCATTGCATATTTAACGTACGTCATGCTTCCGTAGGATATTAATTGGCATAAATTTTCTATATAATATTTAACCATGACTGAAGAAGTGGTTAATGTTACGGCATCAGAGCCAGTACAATCTGCTCCTGTTTTATCAACAGAGAGCGCATCGGCATCTATGGATACCGTATTGGGTAGTGACGTTGTAGATACGACATCAGCTGATGTAAAAACCGAAGTATCTACAGAAATTAAATCTGATAATAAATCTGATGTTTCGACAGAAATTAAAACTGAACCAAAAGATTTAAAATCTGAGGTTAAGTCGGACATTAAAGTAGACACTAAACAAGATTCTGCTGATGGCGCTGAAAAAGCGACTGAAGCAAACAAAGAGGAAAAGGGCGACCAGTCTGATGAACCAGCTCCGTTGCCATCCTATGAGCCGTGGAAGTTTCCTGAAAATATGACTGTTGACCAAACCCAATTGGGAGAAGTTAACAAAATGTTTGCTGAATTTGAACTTGAGTCTAAAGCAGACCATGCTTTAGTTCAAAAGTTTGGACAGAAAATCATTGATCGTTATATTGAAAACGTACAAGCGGTTGCCGAAAAAATTGCAGAAGCTTACAAAGAATCTTGGAAAAACCAAACTCAAAATTGGTACGATTCTTTTGTTAAAGATCCTGAAATTGGCGGAAATCGTAAAGACGAGACTGCTGCTGCGGCACGTGAATTTATTCGTCGTCATGGCGGAAGTGAGGAACAGCAAAAGGAACTTAGAACGCTTATGCAAACAACGGGCATTGGCAATCATCCAGCTGTTATTCGCGCTTTTGCTAAAGCTACCGCGAATCTTTCTGAGCCTACGGCTGTCCCTGCCGGAACTCCACCCGCTCAACAAGTTTCGCGCAAACAAAGATTTTACGGGAAGAAAAGCTAACACTTCTCGAAGTAATTATCGCCCTTTAGCAAGGCATAACTGGAACGATGTGAATCGTCCCATCCCTTAGAAGGAGCTAATAATATGGCTGGTGCATTTAGCTATAACGTCCTACCAAATCTCGTTGATTGGGCACGAAGCGTCGATCCCGATGGTGCAGTTGCTGACATTGCAGAATTGCTTTCTCAATGCAACGAAGTCCTGAAGGATATTATCTGGAAGGAAGGCAATCTTCCTCTTGGCCACAAAATCTCGGTTCGCGCTGGTTTGCCGCAAGGTACATGGCGTGGCAACAACCAAGGCGTTGCGTCCACAAAACCCCTCCAAGCTCAGTTCCAGTTTGCCATTGGCGAATTGGTTGATTACAGCTTGGTAGATAAGTCTGAAGCATCTTTGAACGGTGATGTAGATGCTTTCCGCTTGTCGCAAGATATGGCGCACATCGAAGGTCTTAGCCAGCAGATCGCTTCGGCTCTGTTCTACTCGAACGAAGCCACAAACCCACAACAGTTTACGGGTCTTGCACCTCAGTATAATACGATTACGTCTTCAAATGCGAAGAATGCCGTAAACGTACTTAATGCTGGCGGTACAGCATCAGCCAACGCCTCTTTGTGGCTTGGTGGGTGGGGCGATGAAACTTTGTTTGGTATTTTCCCCAAAGGTTCGCCAGCTGGTCTTCAGTATGAAGACAAGGGTGACGTTCGCGCTCTTTACGATACCAACGGCAACCAGTTTGAAGGTTACACCAGCTATTTCTGCTGGAAGTGCGGCCTAGCTGTTAAGGATTGGCGCTATACGGTTCGTATCTGCAACATTGATACGACTACAAACGCAGGCGGATTGTTCTCAACGACACCTCCTGACTTGTTTGCTTTGATGTCGCGTGCAGTTGTTAAGTTGCCGACCCTTACTCGTCGCGCTTCTGGCATTACTGAAAGTGATAGTCCTCGTGAACCAGCACCTGGTATTAATCCAGCTTGGTATTGCAACCGTACTGTTCGTGAAAACTTGGATATCCAAGCTATTCGCGACAAAAACGTTTTGTTGTCGAGTAAGGATTTTGCAGGTGATCCTGTATTGGCCTTCCGCGATATCCCCATCCGTGTGGTCGATGCTTTGACCAACACTGAAGCAACACTGTCGTAAGGAGCAAAATAATGTATCTCGACAATTCACTTTCTTTCAATACGGCGGTCAACACTGTACTAGCAATTGCTAATACAACCACAACCTCCACCATCATTGATATTACGGGTGCTGGCTCAGGCACTGCTCCCGCAATGATTAATGGCTTCCCTGCAACCAATACTGCAATCGGCGTTGATTACGGTGTCGGCGATGGAATGGCGCAACCTTATGTTGTCGTAACGATTAATACCGTCACGACAGTAACCGGAACCATGACAATCACCTTGCAGGCAGCTCCTGATAGCGGTTCGTATGGTCAAGGAACTTACACTACCATTTACACGTCCGCTGCACTTTCTGGCAGTACGATGCTGTACGCTGGTTCTGTTTTGTACTTTCCTGTACCGCCTACCTTGGCAGCTATGGGCGAAGCACTTCCTCGCTTTTACAAGCTTGTTTACACGGTATCGAACACGACCATTACCCTTAGCGTCAATTCGTTTATAACGCTAAATCCTCCAAGCTTTGCTGGCACAAAAGCTGGTTTGCTGGGCAATCAATACGCTTCGAATTTTATTGCCGGTTAATACAAATACCCCGTGGTCAGAAATGGTCACGGGTTTTTCTAAACAAAGGAGACTTTATGGTTCAGCTTTTTACAGCCCCTCCCGTTCAAAAACGCGATCCTGCTATTCCGCAAGATCGGCCTGTTTATCGTATTCTTAATGAACAGGGATTTTTTGGCCCAGATGACACGCTGCATCCAGCAGGCGAACTCATTGTTCTTTATGATACGCCAAACGAAGATATGGAACCAATGAATGAACTTGCGCGGGAAGCGTTTGAAAAATATGTTGACGCCTTGGAAGAAAGCGCCCGCGTTGTAGCTGAACGCAATGGCCGTTATTATGCCGGTCGTCCACGCACTAAAGATGAAATGATCGCCAACGCTTCAGAAGATGCTCGTCGCTTGCAAACGGTTCAAAATCCCAATGGCGTTAAAATCATGGGTGCTAAAATGAATAGCAAAAAGCGCATCCAAAAAGTTAACCCAGAAACAACTTCTGACTTTGTTGCAAACAATGAAGAACGTGCTTCTAAAATTGAAAAACTTGGTTAATCTAAATGGTAATGTCCAATCTTGTTGATGGTGCAAAATCAATGTCTGAAAAACCAAAAAAGAAATGGATGAAAAAAGCAGTTCCCGAAAGTCATAAAGGGATTTTTACGGCTAAAGCAAAAGCTGCCGGTAAATCCGTTCATGAATACGCTGAAGAAGAAAAAAATGCACCAGGTAAGCTTGGCAAAGAAGCTCGTTTAGCTGAAACGTTTGAAAAAGAAGCACATAAGAAAAAGCACGTTGGGGCTAAGGCTCTTATGAAATCTATGTATGGAAAGGTTAAAAAATGAGCAGAGCATCGCGTATGTATGGCAAATCGCCTACGATGAAACGTGGAGAAGACGGCGATATGGAAATTAGCCGTATTGAGAAAGATTCCAAAAAATCTGGCAACGATGAAACCATGAAAGAATCCGATAATCATGAAGTAATGCCAGCACATGTCCGTCACGTCAAAGAACGTCATGATATGCACAGCCGCCATGAACATGAACACGCTATGCATGACACGGTTGGCAAAACTGATAAAAAAGACATGCATACTCGTCACGAAAAAGAAATGAAAGAAATGCATTCTCGCCATGAAAAAGAGCTTGGCGAAACCGAACATCAAAAAGAAATGCAATCGCACGAAAAGAAAGACAAAATTTTAGACAAAGCCACTAAAGGTGGCGAAAAAGAAGGGAATGATTGATCATGGCAAATCCTATTGGTAACGAACTAGTAATCGTACAGGGTATTTCTGGAAACGGTTATCCTGCGGCTACGACTGAGCAATTCAGTCTTACGCAAATCACTAACTTTGAGGGCAGCACGTATCTTGCCAATAGCGTTTCGGTAACTTCGACTACGGTTATTACGTCAAGCGGCATGTCAGTTAGTTTGCAAGCCGCTGGCGTTTACGTTTTTGACGTTTATTTGTCGGTAACTAACGGTGCATCTGGCGGTCTAAAGCTTCAATTTACTGGCACAGCTACGGCGACAACTTTGTCTGCTGATACATGGGCTTACAATACCGCTACGGTGGCTGCACAAGGTAATATTACGGCCCTGTCCAGCAATCTTTTAGCTTACACAGGATTGGTTACTACAGTTAACGTTACAGGTACGATTTCAGCTGCAACGGCAGGTACTTTTGCGCTATCTTTCTCGCAAAATGTCAGCAATGCAACGGCTACTACGCTTAACGCAGGTTCTAATTTCTGGGTTGATCGTCTGTCGTAAAGAGGATTTTAATGGAGAATGTAAGGCTTTATGTTAGCGTGGCCAGTAACAGGGATTGGAAGGGCAAATTTGGTTCTTCCCTTGTAGGACTTATGTCCTATTTGATGACAACTGGCATTGGCGTATCTGGATATAAACTTCAAGATGTCCAGTTTCGTTCATACGGCCAAGTTAGCGTTCTTCCTATAGCCCAAGAAAAATTTGTCGATGAGATGATTAATGGGAATTACACCCATTGGTTATCTTTAGATGACGATATGACATTTCCTAACAATATTGTTGATCGTCTTATTCAGCACAATAAAGACGTTGTGACAACCAATTATCGTCACAAAACTATGCATGATATTAATGAAGTTAAGGGTATTTTGTGCGACACCAGCGGCAACCGCTTGAATTCAACTGGTAAGACAGGATTACAAGAAGTCTCTTCCATGGGGGGTGCAAGTTTTTTGGCTCGCGTGTCGTCTTTTAGAGAAATTCCTAAGCCTCGTTTTGAAATCCGTTGGCTTGAAGAAAAACAAGATTATGTTGGATCGGATGTTTATTTTTCGACGCTTTTACGTGTTCATGGCGTAAAAATGTTTTGCGATCATGATTTATCGCAAGAAATTGGGCATATTGGTGAATATGAATATATGTTTCCAAAAGTAACAACTGTGACTCCAGTAGAGCATGTGGCTGAAGATATCCGACCTATTTCTGTTGATGAAATTGAAAATCTTGCGGCTTAGGGGTTTAAAATGAAAATGCCACGTATGGTAGATATGGCGCGAAGCCTTGAAGATGAAAAGTCGATGGGCGTTCCATTTGCTCTAGGCGAATCTGTTCCTAAATATCCTTATGGCCTTCAAATTACACTTTGTGATGCTGAACTTGAAAAGCTTGGTTTGGATGAAAATTGCGAAATTGGCGATTTGATTCATTTGTTTTGTATGGCGGAAGTTACGGGGATTAACACTGAACAAAATGAAGACGGTGAAAAATGCCGCGTTAGTCTGCAAATCAAATTTATGAGTTGTGAGAACGAGCAGGCAGAAGAAGCCGAATTCGAACGTGAGGAAATGCCAAAAAAGAAACTCAAAGGTCGTGGCAATAAAGGTCGCAACCTGTATTATTAAGCAGGTGAAGCGTGACATCAGCATCAAGCCAATTAAGTCTATGCCAACGATCTTTAATGGCAATAGGCGGCAAATCAACCATAAGCAGCGTATTTCCTAGCGATCAAAGTGTTGCCGCAAATGCTTGCAATCTTTTGTATCTTCCTACATTTCAATCTTTAGCGCGAACTGCTTGGTGGAATTGTTTATCTCAGCAAGCTTCATTGTCAATATTGGGAGCGGCAGCAGGTACGCCTGAAGGTGGAACTACTGGCTATGGTTTAACCGTTCCTACACCTTGGCTTTATATGTATGCAGCCCCTACTGACATGCTTAAAGCACGAGCTATTGTTCCTACGTATCCGGCCCAGTTAAGTGGCACGAATTATACAACTGGTAGTGTTCCAGCGCCTATTTATTTTCGTGGTCGTGGTCAAATCCCTTTTAAGGTTGCTTACAGCACAAATTCAAGCGGAAGTCCTATTAGCGTTATCCTTACTAATCAAGATCAGGCTCAACTTAATTATATTGTTAATCAACCAATTCCAACGATTTGGGATTCGCAATTTGAAGCTGCATTTGTAGCATCTTTGGCGGCTTTTTTATGTCCAGGCATTGCCATGAATTTGCCGTTGATGCAAATGCAAGCCCGCATGGCCGAAGAAATTATTATGCAAGCTAGGACAGCAGATGGAAATGAAGGCAGTAATTGTCAGGACAATCAACCTGATTGGATAAGAGCGCGTTCTGGCGGCTCCGGCGGTTGGGATGTTTGGCAAGGCGTAGGGTATGACAACATTAGTTGGGGATTTAGCCTTTGCTGACCACAATCCAAAATAGCTTTTCTTCAGGTGAACTTAGCCCATCCGTTTTTGGCAGAACGGATCTTCAAAAATATCATTCGGGGGCTTCTACTTATCGTAATTTCTTCGCCAATTATCGTGGGGGGGCTGCATCACGCGCAGGCACTGCGTATTGCGGAATGTGTAAGCAGAATGCGCCTAATGTCGGTGGCACAGTATCCAGCTATCCGCCACGGCTTATTCCGTTTCAATTTAACATTGACCAAGGATACGCACTGGAATTTGGCGATGAATATATGCGTATCTTGTCCGATGGTGCTTACGTTTTAGAAAGTGCCGTTACTGTAACAAGTGTCAGTTCTGCTGGGCTGTTTACAGCTACGGCTCATGGTTATAGTGTCGGGGATTGGCTTTATGATTCGGGAAACACGGGTTTTAGCGGATTAATTTGGGTTGTTACAGCAGAAACTACTAATACTTTTAATGTTCAAGATCTTTTTGGAAATAACGTAACTTCGGCAACTGCTTCTACTGGCGGCACGGTTGCCCGTATTTATACTGTGGTAGCCCCTTATGCTGCTGAAGATTTGTCTTATTTAAAATATACTCAAAGCGCAAACACAATGTCTTTGACATGTGTTTCTTATGTTGATGAAAGTTCGCCTTATGATTATCCGCCTTATGATCTTCAGCGTGATGGGGCGACAGATTGGGTTTTTACAGAAGTAACATTTGCTTCTTCTATATCTGCCCCTACTGGTGCCTCCGCTACAGCCAATTCTTCCACAACTGCGACAACCTATTATCAGTATGTTGTTACTGCCGTTGCTTCCGATGGCGAAGAAAGTATCGCTTCAAATGTAGCTCAATGTTACAATAACGACATATCAATATACGCAGGTAGCAATACTATTACGTGGTCAGCCGTGACCGGGGCTACAAGCTACAATATATATGAAGCAACGCCTTCGTATGGAACCGCGCAACCTTCTGGAGTTCTTTTTGGTTTTGCCGGAACAAGTTTATCAACAAGTTTTGTTGACACAAACATTCAACCTGATTTTACGACTGTCCCCCCTCAGCATCAAAACCCTTTTACAGGGACGGGTTATTACCCTGGATGCGTAGCGTATTTTCAGCAACGTCGCGTTTATGCAAGTACAATTGATAATCCAGATACGTATTACATGAGCCAGCCAGGGGCTTTTCTTAATTTTGACTATGCCATACCTATTGCCGACTCTGACTCAATAACTGGATCACCGTGGGCGCAACAGGTTAATGGTATTCAATTTCTTGTTCCCATGCCAGGTGGGTTAGTTGTTTTGACAGGTTCTGGAGCATGGCAATTAAACGGCGGCAATAGTGCAGCTATTACGCCGTCAGATCAGGACGCACAACCTCAAGCCTATAATGGGTGCAATTCAACCGTCCCGCCTATTGTGGTTAATTACGATATTTTATATGTGCAAGCCAAAGGATCAATCGTAAGAGATTTATCTTATAATTTCTTTGTTAACATTTATACGGGAACGGACACTACCGTTCTTTCAAACCAGTTGTTTACTGGTTATGAAATTATTCAATGGGCTTATGCTGAAGAACCGTACAAACTTATATGGTGCGTTAGAAATGATGGCACCATGTTGTCTTTTACATACCTTAAAGAACAAGATGTTTATGCTTGGGCAAGACACGACACCAATGGATTGTATGCCAGCGTTTGCACTGTTGTAGAGCCACCTGTAGATGCTTTGTATATTGTAACGCAGCGTTTGGTAAATGGTGTTTACGTTTATTATTCAGAACGCATGAATAATCGTTTGTGGCAAGATGTTGGTAGTTGCTGGTGCGTTGATGCAGGGCTTACTTTGGCTTTAAATTATCCATCAGCTACAATTTATGCGACATCGGCAAACGGGACAAGTAATATATCAAATACCCTCGTGGCTTTTGGGGGAGAAGGATATACATCGCCTACTGCTGTTGCGGTCGATGCCAGTGGGCAAGGTTTTGGAGCTACTTTTAGCGTTACGGTTGTTGCTGGTGTTATCACAGCAGTTACTCCATTAACTGAAGGTCAAAATTATACATTAGGTCAAACCAGTATATTAATATCCGATAGTACAGGTTCGGGTGCGGTTGTAAGCGCCGTAATTACCAATAATGTTGTTTTTACAGCTTCATCCTCGGTTTTTTCTTCTGGCATGATTGGGGATGTTATTAGAACTGGCGGTGGGGTGGCTACAATTACGTCTTATACGTCAGGAACAAGTGTTACGGCCAACATAACGACACCTATAACTAAAACTATTCCCAATGACCCGAATAATACGCCAATACCCCAAATATCAGGGAACTGGTCAATAGGAACGCCAACAACGTCTGTGAGCGGGTTAAATCATTTAAACGGTTTGGAAGTTTCTATATTGGCGGATGGCTCTGTCGTTCCTAGTCAGACTGTTGTTAACGGCACCGTGACATTGCCTCTGGCAGCCTCCCAAATAACCGTAGGATTGCCGTACACGTGTCAATTACAAACTATGTACCTTGACCCACCAGGGCAAAAAGACACGCCACAGGGCAAGCGTAAGTCGATATTTGGCGTTACGGCGCGTATGGAGGCATCAAGGGGCATTTCAATCGGCGTTAATCAGCCTGATGCATCCATCCAGCCAAATAATGCCAATATAACGTGGACGGGTCTTTATCCATCGAGAGAACGAAATGCTGCTGTTATTCCTGGTAATTCAGCGCCATTATATACTGGTGATGAATATATTGAAGCTCCCGCCGATTGGGAAACCAATGCACAAATTGCTGTTCAGACGCAGTATCCCCTTCCTATAAACCTTAACAGCCTTATTGTTTGGTATGAAATGGGAGATACGAGTGATTAATATTTGTAAATGTACAGTATCGCGCCTTGAATCTGCACCAAATTTTTCAGATTTATTGGCTGAATATGCGACTGAACTTGTTGTGGACGGCGCACCCCCGTTTTCTGCTAAGATGGAAATGTATTATAACCTTGAAAAATTGGGTTCTTTGCAGGCGATTGGTGCTTTTTTGGACGATAAATTAGTTGGTTTTGTAACTGTTTTAGTATCTATTTTCCCTCATTGCGGGGTTCTTATGTCGGTCACTGAAAGCCTTTTTGTTGCCAAAGAGCATCGTAAAACAGGCGCTGGACTTAAACTTATTCGCGCTGCTGAAGAATATGCCGCAGAAAGACAATCTCCATGCCTCTTTATTAGCGCCCCCTTTGGTGGTAATCTAGCTGAAGTTTTACCCCATATAGGGTATGTTGAGACTAATCGTGTGTTTTTCAGGAAATTAACGAATGTCTAATGCAGTGGCTGAGCGTCGCATAGATACTATGAGTGAAGTGACGATTGCCAATGTTCGTCGTCTTGAGGCTTTTGTTGGTCAATTACCACAAACCTTAATTCCGACATCTCATTTGATTCACGCTGGAATGTATTCACGAACGATTATGGTTCCAGCTGGTGTGACAATAGTTGGTTCGCTTATGAAGATTCCAACATTACTAATTTTGAGCGGTGATTTTGTTATTTATATTGATAACGAACCCATTGAATTGCATGGGTACAATGTATTCTCTGGGAACGCCAACCGCAAACAAGCTGGATATGCGATAGGTGACACTTACGTTACAATGGTCTTCCCAACGAGCGCAAAAACGGTTGAAGAAGCTGAAGAAGAATTTACGGATGAGACGCACCTTCTATTCTCGCGCAATGAAGACGCCATCAATCATGTTACCATTACGGGGGAGTAAAATAATATGTCGGGTGGAACTGTATCTGCCGCTGGAATAGCCGCCGCCGCTGGTGGGGCTGGTACCTTTGGAACTGCCGCAGCAGCTATTGGAGCTAATTTGGGGGCTATAGGTGCCATCACATCCATAGCAGCTGCTGGCGTTGGTGCCGCTGGTGCCATAGAACAGGGAAACGCGACATCTGCCGCTGACAAATACAACGCCCAGATAGCTGCTAATAATGCTATTATAGCTACACAAAGTGCTAATTACGCTGGTGCAGCAGGAACAGCACAGGCTGAACAAGCTGGGCTTCAGTCACGTGCAAAACTTGGTGCCATTGTTGCTAACGAAGGTGCATCTGGCGTTGACATAAATTCTGGGTCAAACTTACAAGTACAATCATCGGCTCGTGAACTTGGCGAATTAAACGCCATTACAATTCGCTCTAATGCTGCTCGAACGGCTTATGGGTATCAAGTGCAGGGAGCTAACGATACTGCTCAATCTACATTGGACAGTATGGCTGCCAACAATGCGACTACAGCTGGCGAGATTGGCGCTGCTAGTTCTGTACTTGGTGGGTTGGGAAGTGCTGCCAGCAATTACGCTAAATTTACCATGAATGGTGGCGGCAGTGGTTTGAATAGCGGTACGGCTTATAATAATATGTCACCAGCCGGTCAAGTAGCACAAGATGTACAAGAAGGTTAGACATGGCTGGTCCAAAACCTCAAGACGTTTATCAAGGTTATAACGCAAGTCCATCTGGGATTGCGGATACGGACTCACCTGCGGGTCGTGGGCCGCGTTTTGATGCTCATGCAAACCCGGACGATTTTGGTGCACAAGTTGGCGGTGCATTGCAAGGCGCTGGTAAGGTTGGCGAACAGTTAGGAGATGAAGCGAGTGATATAGCTACGCATTACGCTGAAATGGCCTCGCAAGCCCATGCTGATGATATTATATCCAATCAACTTGTTCCTGCTACCGCAAAAATATCTAGTGATTATTATCAAACGAAAGGCATGGATGCCCAAAAAGCATACCAGCCAACTCTTGATGCTTTAAATCAAGCACAAGAAAATGCAATTAAAGATTTGCCTCCTATCCAACAAAACCTTGTTCGAAGCTTTTCTGTTAGGCATATAAGTAATTTACAAGATGGTATGGCGCGTCATCTTGATGAACAGCAGACTGCTTATGAAAAACAAGGCGTAAATGATTTTGTTGATGCACAAGGAAGCATAGCTGTCGGCGCTGGAAGTAACTCAAATGTTATTAATCAAGCTATTCAATCGGCTGTTGGTAAATCAACCCTTTACGCTACTAGTCCAACTGGAGGAGGCGTTGATCCTAACGATCCTCAAGGCAAAGTAATTCTTGATGAAAATGCACGACAAATAACAGGTAAAATAACACAACAAGTCGTAGGAGCTTCGGTTGCCCGTGGGGATATTAGTTTTGCAAATAGTATTTATTTGCAAAATAAAGATGCTTTAGATGGCGTTCAACAAGTTGAAATTGAAAAAACGCTTCACGCTGAAAATTTGAAAAATACTGCTGCATCTAATGTTGCCGCAATAAATGCAGGCCAACCGCTTCCTCCATCAGGATTGGGTGGTGCGTCTGTTGTTCAAGTTAAATCTGCTGTTGCTTCTGCGGCTCAAGCCAAAAATGTTGATCCAAATCTTGCTCTAATGACTGCCGGGTTGGAATCATCTTTTGGGCGAACAAGTGATAACATTGGGCAAGTACAAGGTGTTGTTCCTGCTAATAAGCAAGATTCTGCAAATATTATGGTCGATAGACTTAATGACGCATCCGTTATTGCAAACAAATTATTTAACGGCTCAGCAACGCCAGCACAAATTTATACCATTTATCAACAAGGTGTTGGTGGTGGCCCTGCCCTCTTTAACAACCCTGATAAAAAAGCTGTAGATGTTTTAGCTCCATTCAAAAGTCCAACCTATGATCCAGTTCAAGCTATTGCCAAAAATGGCGGTAGGGTAGATATGACAGCGAAGCAATTTACTGATTTTATACAATCGAAGTGCGACGCGATGTATGGTCAAGTAAAGTGCGATACGGTTGATAATAATGGCAATAAAATTGATTTAGGAAAAGCAATTCTTGCGCCTCATCAAATGGGCGGAATTACACAACAGCCAGCAGCCAATCCTTTACAGGCGTATCAAAACTATGATTTATCTGGGGCGTTACAGCAAGCCAACGCAATACAAAATGTAGATGAAAGAAATGCAACTATTGAAGGAATAAAAGCTCATTTTACTCAGTTAAAAGAAGTTGCAGATCAATACAAAAATCAAAACTCTGCAAAAATTCAGGATGTAACAGCAAATCCTGATTTTTATTCCATTACCGATCCGCGCATTACGCCAGATATGCGTACATTTATGGCCAATGATAAAACCACAATGGATGCTGCCATATCAATGGCAAAAATCAACCGTGAAGCTGCCGGAAAGCCAGACCCAACAAAATACGGTTCAAACTATGCACAAGTTCAGGAAGATATCATAAATCATAAAATAACCGATTATTCTCAGCTTAATGATTATATGAAAAAAGGAATGCTGAACGGCGATGGCGTTAAGCAAGCAAAGAAAGATATAGACGAAGAATATAATGTTAAAGAAAGAAAAGCTGCTGCTTACGGCATTATAAAAGCACAAATCTTGGGTTATGCAGATAATAAAGGGTCATCGGCTGAAAAATTAAATACTGTAATGTCAATGTTGCCACAAATAGAACTCAATATGCAAAATGCAAAGCCGCCCATTTCACCAATGGAATATTATGATCCAAGTAATAAGAATTGGATCGGAAATGCGGTTAAAGATTTGTCAGTTCCAAAAGCAACAGGAATTGTTGAGAGTGCGACTAATGCTCCTAAAGTTCGCAGTATTCCTGATGTTTTGTATGATGCTTCAAAAGTGCAAAATGATCCAGATAAATTAAAAGCTTATATGGAAGAAGCTAAGGCAATGGGCTGGAAACCAAGTCCGGCGGTTCCTTTGGCCGGAGGTCAGTAATGGCCGATCCTGTTAACCAAACAGAAGTGCTTACAGCACAGCCTGACCAGCCTCCTGTAATCGCACCACAGCAAGTTGCGACATCACAGACTGTTGAACAACCTGCACAGCAACAACTCACACCACAGGTCGCGCCAGCACCGATAACGCCAGAACAGGCGACACAGCAGCAATCCGATCTAAACGCATTTGCCGCTGAAGCACAAAAACATGCGGAACAAACAAATAGCGACTTGGCGTCTTTTTCGGAGGATATATCTGCGCATATGAACACTCCTGAAGCGCAGGAGAAATTGGCTATTGAGCAAAAGCCGATTCAAGAACAAAAGGAAATAGACGATTACAAGGCGACATTGAACGATACGGATAAGTCAGCATTCGAAGCACTTCAAAAACTTGCTCCTAATAATGCCAGAACAATGATGAATGTTGATAAGACGGTAAGCGCATTGGGCGGTGCGGCAAAGGCCGCATTCTTTGGCATGAGCAATATTGGAAATTCGATAAACAATGATGTGGTTAATTTATTCAGAGCAAAAGTTCCAGATCAAGCCAGTATAGCCCATGATGACGAAATCAGTTCTGATCTAAAGAGCTTTAAGAACTCCAATGGTTTTCAGGAAAATGCCGCAAGCATGGCCAATCTTGCGGGTGATATTATTAAGCCATACGCAACTGCATTTATGCAAAGCGCATATATGGATCAATTGCGCTCTACGATTGAGCAGTTTTCGCCACAGGTTGATGAACGCGGTGTAAGCACAGAAGACCCAGTAACCGTCATGATGAAGGCCGCAATGATTCTTCCTAGCATGGAAGCTACATTGTCAGGCGCTAGTGCCGCTATGCAGGAAGAGGCCGAACGATCTGGAATGAGTAAAGAAGATGCCATTGATATGGGGCAGCAGGTTTCCCAGATTGTTATGGGCGGTGAAGGTGCTTCGTGGGTAAAGCCGCCAGATAGAATTGTGCGTTTGAATAACGCCAGCGCAATGGGTACGGAGGCCGACTACTTTAAAGAACCTCTGAAATTTAGCGAACCAGAAGTTCATTCATCCATCAAGCCTGAGATAGCGGAAAATCAAGAAGCACCTTCAATTAATGTCAAGACTGTAGAACCCCAAACTATTCACGATGTTGCTCGTCAAATAAACCCTGAAGTGTTTTCTAAATGGGACCCTATTACGGCTCAACTCCAAAGGTTGCATACATGGGTGAAAGATCTGGTGCAAAAGCGTGATGATAACATCATGATTGATCCTGATATTGTTGAAGCGAAAGGCAAAGTCGATAATTTGACTGATACAAATAATCAGAAAATCAGTGATATACTTGATAAGGTTAATGGTGTTGAGGATAGATTGACAAATAAACAAGCTTCTATGCTTGCTGATTTGCGCTCTCAAATATCTGATGCAACGGATGCGTTTAATGAACTTGTTGAAGGCAAGAAGACAGAAGATACGCCAGACATGGCCGTCGTTAGAAGTAAGATAAGCGATCTATCAAAAGAGCGCGAAGGTTTGGCCGATGAGGTAAACAAAGCTTATCGAGATGCTTCCGAGAAAATGCCGGAAACTCAAACAGTCCCAGAACCAAAATTGAATGTTGCAAAATATAATGTTGAGGCACATCTTGGCGATATAATTGGAGAAAAAGAACCACAAGAAGAGCCACAAGAAAATACCGCATCGAAAGAGCAAATGCGTAATTCCGTGGTAAATGATGTTATAGCCAAGCAAGTCGCAGCAGGAAGGAGCGCAGAAGAAGCTCATTCAACAGCACAAGTTGTGGCAACATTCTTCCAAAGTATGTCTGATTTGTATGGGGGTGCGCGAGGAACAATCGCAGATTGGTATAAGCGCGAGGGTGCCGATGTCGTAAAACAGAACCAAAGCGTAACCCAACTTGCACAAAAGGGAACTTTGGAGCAAAAAGCCAAAGGTTCGTATATACCTACGTATGTATCCAACACTGGTAGGGCTATAATACGGTTGATGAAGCGTGCCGATGCCTCCACGTTTATTCATGAAAGCGCACATCACTTTCTTGATATTATGGCAAAATATGCGGCTGAGGATGGTGCGCCAAAGCAACTAGTCGATGATGTTGCAAATATAAGAAAATGGCTCGGCAACGCAAAAGGCAATTGGAGCGGCTTTACTAGATCACAGCACGAATCATTTGCGCGTGCTACCGAGCGGTATTTTATGGAAGGTCATGCGCCCAATGAGGCAATGTCTGATATATTTGCTAAATTAAAGAAATTATTAACCGATATTTATCGTTCTGTTGAGAATATACCAGATCAAAAAGTACAGATAAATGATGATATTCGTAAGATGTTTGATCGTATGCTTGGGGGCGGAGAAGGTGGCTATGAGACTGTAATAACCCCAGAAAATATGTCTGGAAAAGAATTTGCAGATTTACATGAGCAGGATGCGAAAGAAACACCCCCGGATAAGGCAACAGATGTTGCCGATAATGTTCGTAATGAGATAAATTTAACCGCCAAACAGCATGGCGACAAGGAGGCTGAAAATGTTATCGCAAGCGCAGAAAAAATTAGCGGAGGCGCAACAGATAGTGCAGGGACTGAGTCAGTTGCCACAGACGCCACTGCGTCAGAACCTCCAAAGATCGGCACAAGCGGAAGTGCAACTTCGCCAGAAGGCTCTGAGTTACGACCAACAGCAGAATCCGGAGCAGAATCAACCGAGCCAACCGGAGAACTCGGCGCAGCCGATAGAAAAGCAGCAAGCGAAGGAAGCGGGAATGCCGCAGGCGATGCCGGAACAGCAGCAGGAGAAAGAGCCGCCGCAGGAACCACACATCCAGCAGGGGGCAAACCCTATTATTTAGACGAGAGCAGCAAACGTTTTCGTCTTGATAAAATAAATGGAAGTGCCGATGCGATGGCGGCTCTAAACGAACTGGTTGCCAATAATTCAGATATTATGGACGCTCGTTATGGGGATGCTGCATATAGGCAACAAAAACTTATTGACGCTAATTTTGAACTTATCGAACAACTAGCTGAAAAGTCCGCAACATTAAAGGTTGATGCAAAGAAATCTCCACAAGATATGTTGGCGTATCTCCGCATTACTCAGCAACTGCAAATAGCAGCAGAAATCAGGGCTGAACTACAAGCTGACTGGGCGCACGCTGGACACGCTCTTAGAAGGGTATCCAGTTCAGAAAATATCCCGGATCTTGCCTCATATATAAAATCCGTCACAGGGAAGTCTCTTCTTCAATTAGAAGAAGAAGCAAAACTCATGCAATCTATTGATAAGCCAGAAGCAAAGGCAGAGTTTGCCGTTGATATGCGCACAGGTAGGTACAAGGCTTTTGAAGATGCAACGTTAGCTTTCTTTAGAAATAATGTTCTTTCAAACCCATTAACGCATCTTGCGTATTTGTCCAATACATTTGTAAAAGCGTATGGACGCGCTTTAATAAACACGCCTTACGCAGCGTTGATTGGAGCGATAAGGGGAGATGCAGATAGAGTAACTCTGGAACAAATACCATACATGCTCACTGTCCTCAATAATGCCGCAATGAACTCATTCCCAGTGGCGTGGGGGGCAGTTAAATCCGGCATCCCATTTATGCGCGGCTCGGAAGAAGGTGTTGCTCGTACTGCGCTCGATAAAGTATTTCAACAAAGATTCTCAGGAAAGAACGACCTGTTAAAAGCGGCAAGAGTTGAAGCTAGGGCTAATAAAGTCAATATATCTGACATTGATGCAACCCTTGCACTTCGAAGTGCTAATAAAGATGCCGCAGCAAAACAAGCGGAATCCTATCCTGCAATTCATACTTACTTACAGAATGAAATTGAAAAATCGAACAAGGGATACAAACAATCATTGCCGGGTGGTATTGGGCATTTTCTGACCGTTCCAGAGCGATCAATCGCTGGTATCCATACTCTTTCATATTCCGTCAATTATGAAATGCGGATAGCAGAGAAAGCTTTCCAAGATGGCGTGTCGAAAGGCTTTACTGGCGATGCAATGAGCAATCATCTTGTGAAGTACACACAGAACCCTCCAATCGAAGCGATGAAAGACGCTCACGAAAAATCTCTTGAAGCTATGTATATGAAGACTTCAAGCGCAGAAATGAATAGAGTCCTTTCTACGGTATCGAATAACAATATTCCAGGGTTTAGGCTTGTCACTGGATTAGCAATGCCATTTGCCAAAATTGGCGTTAACATGCTGGATCAAGGTTTAATTGAAAGCACACCGCTTGGGCTTATTAAGCAGTCTGTGCGCGACGATTTGTTAGGCAAAAACGGTGACATTGCGAGGGCTAACGCCGGAGCCAAGATGATGCTAGGTGCAACAGCTGGAACGGTAGCTTTCGGCATGGGAATGGCTGGTTTTATAACCGGGGGCGGGCCAACTGATTATAAGCAACGCAATGTGCTTATAGCTGGAGGATGGAAACCGTACAGCATTAAGGTGGGGAACCTTTATATCCCGTACAAAAAATGGCTTGGAGAAATGGCACCTATTGTCGGCGCATGTGCTGATTTTGCTGATGGTATTCACTCCCTCGAAAGTGGGGCTGACGTCCACATAGCCACGGGGATTGCTGCCAGTTTTGGAGAAAATATTACCAGCGACACATGGCTAAATGGCATGTCACAGCTTGTTGATATGTTTAGAAACCAAGATTCAGCATGGAAATATATACAGAACCTAGCTACGGGTTTTATTCCATATTCAGCCGCATTGAACATGACAAGACAACAGGTTGACCCCACGGCTAGGTCGGTAACAAGCAATGGCGTAAGTAATCTATGGGGTTTCGGCCCCAAGATAGCCAATAGGTTGCCATTCGTTTCTTATATGCTTGATCCAAAGGTTAATGTGTTGGGCGGTAAGTTGCCTAGTGGAACTGGTATGGGAATGGGGTGGGATAATAATGACCCCATAGTTCAGAAATTACAAAAATTGGATATTGGAATTTCAACCATTCCAAAAGAAATTATGGGTATAAAGTTGACGCCAGATCAATACCATGAATATGCCGTAGTATCTGGGCTTGCTCTCAGGGATGCTTTGTGGAATGACAAGAATAATGGAATCTTGCAAATCCCCGGATTTGAGAAACTATCTCATTACGATCAGGCAAAAGTAATTGATAGTGCTATTACAGCTACACGAGATGCTGGTGTTGCGTATATAACATCAAAATATCCAGATATTAGGGATAGGGCGGCGGAGGTTAAAGAACAACTTCATAACAAATAACCCCCTAGCCTTTTAACCAAATATAGCCTATAATACTGCCCAAACTATCTGCGTGATGCAGACAGGGAGACTATATTGACAATCAGCACAACCGCTTCATCTACTACCGTTGTTTTGATAGCGGCTCAAACTGTCGTTCCATTTTCATTTATCGCCGATGCTGCATCTGACATTACTGTTCAGACCACAAATACAAGCACTGGCGCATCTACCACCCTAACAGCATCACAATATACGGTAACGCTTAATTCAGCCACGGCTGGTCAGCTCTGGGGTGTGGGGGGATATGTAACTTTAAATAGTGCCCCTGGCGTTGGTTATACTTGTACGATTACGCGCACGCTTCCTTTACAGCAACTTATCAGCATCCAGAATCAAGGCGATTATGCGCCACAAGTTACAGAACAAGCCCTTGATACTCTTTGCATGGAAATCCAGCAAGTGTCTGCTCGCGGTGGTTCATACCGTGGCGTTTGGGCTACCAATATTGTCTACAATTTTGGCGATATCGTTCAGGACGGCGTTAATGGCGCGTATACAAATAATTTATATGTCTGCGCTATTGCCAATACATCTGGCACATGGGCAACGGATTTAGCTGCTGGGGATTGGTCGTTGGCGTTGAATGTGCAAACAATTAATGTTGGCGGCACGTATCTTCCGCTTGCTGGCGGCACAATATCAGGGAATTTGGGTGTTACGGGGACGACGACGACAGCCGCTATTAATGCTTCTGGCACTATTACGGGTAATGTTATTGGCAACACAAGCGGATCAACTGTTGCTGCATCGACCAGTATTAAACTCAACGGTTCTCCTGTTTTTGATAAGATCATTGTTCAGAAATTTACATCATCAGGCACTTATACGCCAACAACCGGGATGGTTTACGCTGTTATTGAATTCTTGGGCGCAGGTGGTGGTGGTGGTGGCACAGCTGGTGGTACCAGTTCTACTTCTGGCTCAGGCGGTGGAGGTGGTGGTGCTTATGGCAAAAAAGTTGTTACATCAGCTCAAATAGGTTCATCAGCTTCAGTTACCATTGGTGCTGGCGGATCTGCGGCATCTGGAAATAACAATGGCAGTACAGGCGGAACAACAAGTGTTGTCCTTACTGGCACGGGCGGCCTTACTTTATCCGCAACAGGAGGAACGGGTGGATACGGAAGCACAAACGCAGCCGGTGGTACAATTGTTAGCGCAGGCGGCGGCGGAGGCAGCACTGTAACAAACAGCGACTATTCTGTTTCAGGAGGCTACGGTTCATGTGGCATAGCTACTGGATCAGCTTTTGCTATTGCTGGTGGAGGTGGTGGAAGTGCTTTGGCACCTTATAATCCCAATCCCCAAGGTGGTGGCCAGAATAGTGCTGGCTTAGCTGGTACTTTAGGACAAGGTGGATCTGGTAACGTTTCCAACAATTCTTCTTTTGCAGGTGCCACAGGCGGTAATGGCATTGTCATCGTCACAGAATACGTCAGCGCATAGGTAAAACCATGAGTTTTGCAGTCATAGAAAATGGAATTGTCACAAACGTTTACGTTTCTGATTCTGCTTTGAATGAAAATGATGTTCAAACCGATACAGCCGGAATTGGATGGACATATACCAATGGTGCATTCAGTGCGCCAGTTCAACCAAGTCCAACTTTAGCACAATTGCTTTCGGCATTTATCGCCTCCGTTCAATCAGCCCTTGACGATACCGACACAACGATGCATCGGATTAGCGAAGCCGTATCTTTGGGTTTAACAACCATGACAGCTACCGATGTCGTGACATTCGTTAATTATCGTCGTTCACTTCGCGCATTACTTAAATCAACCAGTGTTGGCGTGTTGCCGACGAAACCAGCATACCCACAAGGAACGTAATCATGCCAGCAATGCCCATACAGAATTTTACTTCTGCCATTCAACGCAGTAATACGTCAGTAGGAACGACTGCATCTGCCGCTGCACTATTAACGACATCCCCTAATTATCCCGATGTTATGGTCGTCAATAATGGAACGGCTGGCGTTCAATTAGCTTTTGGTAATAATACTGTAGTGGCTGTTAATACAGCGGCTGCTGGAGGTACAACACAAGTTTATATTCCTGCTGGTGCTGTTATGGTTGTTGGCCTTGGTAACGTCTCTGGAGTTACTGGTAATCAATATTATTCCGCTATTACCGACACCGGAACCGCAAGTCTTATTTTGCATGTAGGTGTTGGAAGTTAATGAAAAAAATCTTTTTAATTTTAGTATTATTGTTTTTATCGGCACCTTCTTATGCTGGATTAAAAGCTGTAACTGGCACCCTTCCCGTTGCCAACGTGCCAACAGCACAATACGGCCAAGGATTCGGTAACGCTTACACAGCTCAATGTGCTGGATATAGTATTTGTTCTTATTACGCAAATAATGCCACTAGCAACTATCCAACTTACGGCATTTTTAAATCATATAACGACCAAGGCATCTTAACTTGGCTGCAGCGTTTTTCACGCGGTCGCGTTTATATGGATCTGTCAGATGGCTATATCGGCCCTTCGAACGGGATTGCCGAGTACGTGGTGCAAAATGGTGGCATCAATTATAGCGGCTCAGACACCGTAACGGCGATTACTGGCTGCACATCCAACCCGGTTCCCGGTTCGTTAACTGTAGTTGGCGGCGTCATTAAGTCAATTGCGCTAGGAACACAAGGCTATGGCTGCAACGGCGTCACGCCTATTTCTATTACCACTTCAACTGGCTCCGGATTTGTTGGCTACGGTGTTACTGGTTCCAGCGGAACTTACGGCGACGGCGGAGAAACTAGCACGCAATTCTTGGCCCGCATAAGCGATGTTACCAAAGCTACTTCGAACATTATTATTCTTCATATTGGCGGTATTAACGATCAAATAGCTGGGATTTCTTTAGCAACCTCCGAAGCAAATCTAACGACAATTTACACTACGCTGTTAGCATCTGGAAAAATCGTGGTCGATGTCATGGAAGGCCCAATATGGACTTCCGCTGGGACGCGCACAGCAGCACAATATAAACAAATTCTACAACTTAACGCTTGGCGCAAAAAATATATTCAACGAATACAGGGCGCACAATCTCGCGGTGGCGGCAAAATATATTATTTAGACGCAACGCCGGAAGCTACTGATGCAACTTCATCTGCGGGCGCTCCATTAGCTAATATGGTTGAAACATCGGTAGGCGTGCATCCACAAACGCCATACGCTATGATTATGGGATGGAAACTATGGCAAGAAATAAAACCCATTGTAGGCTCTTGGAATGAAGACATCGCAGGCAACCAGCTTGATGTTTATGATGCAACAAACAACCCTTACGGCTTTTTAACTTCTGATCCGTTTATTACAGCAAGCGGCGGCACAGCAACATCTCCTTGTACAGGGACAGTTGCATCGGGATGGACGCTTGGGAATATCTCTGGAACAGGCACAGGAACGTGCACCGCTCAACTTGAAAGCACTCGCACTGACTTGTTTTCAGGACAGCGCCAACAATTCACCATATCTACGGGTGGATTAACTAATCATGAGCAGTATTCTTTTGTTCAATCTGGGACTATTGCTTCATTAAATATCTCAATAGGAGAAACTATTTACGGCGAATGTGATGTTGAAATAAATAACGGCTATCTTATTAATAATTTAGCTTTGGATATTGGGTTTTTTAATTCAGTTCCTACGGTTATTGCAGCTACATTCGATGGTGGGGATACGCAGTACACTCTTGCTAATACGGGGACGTTGGGCGGTCTTGACGCAAGCAAGCCAATGACAATGCGTACACCGCCTATGGTCGTTCCGGCAACCACAAATTCAGTTAATATATCATTTGCCATACAGTTTGATGGGAGCGGCGCAGCAAATTCTGCTGGAGCTACAGTAAAATTAACCAATTGCGGGATCAAACAATGGTTATAAGAATAGTTATACTTTTTTTTCTTTTATGGCCGTCTATTGCTTTTTGTCAGCAAGAAGTTTGGCAAACGCCTGCTTATAACATTAACGCCCCTTTTGTTGTTACCTCCACCGGGTCTGGAACATTTTTAACCCCTGCTTATGTTAAAATGCTTCATGTAAAAATAATTGGCGGCGGCGGCGGTGGTGGAGGGTCTGGCGCGGCTTCCGGCAACGGCGGTACAGGGGGAAACAGCACTTTTGGCACAGCTACAGCTAGCGGTGGTGGCGGTGGCGGCGGATCCGGCGGCACTGCGGGCGCAGGAGGAACTGCATCTCTTGGCTCTGGCGGATATACGGGCGTTGCCTGGACAGGCGGAGGTGGGCATCAAAACTACACAGATTCGACCGCCAACACGTTCTTAGCGGGCGGTGGTGGCGGTGATTCTTGCGTAGGCGGCGGCGGAGCTGGATTATTTGGCGCAGCTAATCCGGGTGCAGCCAATACAGGTGGCGGGGGCGGTGGTTCGGGAATTGCGGGCAATAATGTTAATGGATCCGGTGGCGGTGCTGGCGGTTGTGCAGAGTTTTGGATTGTTAATCCATTACCAGTGTACAGCTACAGTGTTGGCTTAGGCGGAACAGCCGGAACAGCCGGAACGGGATCAGGCACACCTGCTGTGGGTGCTGTTGGTGGAACCGGGGTTTTAATTGTGGAGTATTTTTAAAATGCCTTACTTTTTTCGTTTCATTGCTCTTTTATTATTGCTGTCAGTTCCAGCTTATGCAGGTGGTACATATAATCCTGGCCCTGCAGTTCCAGTATCAGTCGCGAACGGGGGGACGGGGTAGGCACTATCATCAAGTCTTATTCTGCATGTAGGTGTTGGAAGTTAATGAAAAAAATCTTTTTAATTTTAGTATTATTG